GCCCGCTGGCATTGGGAGTTGAGCAACGCGCACGCGATCGACCCGATCCCGATGCGCGGACGGCTCGGGTTGTGGGAAGTCCCCGTCGACACGTGGGGGCTTGACTGATGCGCCACGACGCGAGCTGCGAGCGCAACGACGTTGTGCCGAGCATCTACAGCTCAGGGTGCAAATGCGCTTCACGGGCCTACGCGGCCGACCCGCTGCCAGAACCCGACTGGACACCCATCTGGGCCATCCAGAAGACACCCGGACAGGAGGGCGGATGAGGATCACCGGCCACCACAAGCGCACTGGAGTCCCGTTCGTCAGGACGTCCTGCATGGTGCTCGGCGACAAACAGATCGACACGTTCGAAGCGATGCTCGCTGTGACCGGTCGCAAGCCGCATGAACTCGTCGCTGACATCGTCCTCGCTGCGATCCAGAAGGGGCAGGCGGACCCCAAGGTGCAGCAGGTCGAGGCGTGGCTCAAAGAGAGCCGTCGAGGCCGAGACCCGGTCGGGCTGTACCTCGTCAAGGACCGGGAGGGCGCATGACCTGCCCGTTCTGTAGCGTCGCTGCTCACCCGTCCGACGACGTCGACGCGTGCCCGGGTGACTGCAACCGCGCCTGGGTCGCCGCCGAACACGCCGGATGGTTCGAAGCCAAGCAATCCCATCCCAGGCTCAACTTCATCAACCACGGCGTGCCCATGATCCCCGCTGCACCCGTGTGGTGCCGCGACTGCCAAGAACACATCACCCAGACGATCGGCGGGTTCCCCGACCTGTGCGCCACCCTCACCCCCGGCCTGCTCAACACCGGCAGGGACGTCAACACCGGACCCCACACCACTGCGATCGTCCCGCCTACCAACTCGCCGGCGTGGGACCAGGCCGACGAGATCATCCGCTGGGCCGTCAACACCGAAGACCAGCTGCGCGCCCGCATCGGCGACCTCGGTCGCGGCCCGCGGCCGTGGCGCACCCTGTCCTCCGCAGTCTGGTATCTGACCGCGCATGCCACACCACTGCTGTGCGGCCCTGACGCCGTGTCCATCGGCATGGACGTGTTGCGAATGAACCGCCGGCTCGTCCAGGTCACCGGCTCGGACCGGTTGGTGCATCGTCTGCCAGGGAGCTGCATGGTGTGCGACCGGAAGTCGTTGCAGCGTGAGGATGGCGACGAGCTGGTCAAGTGCAAGGCGTGCGGGGCAACCTGGTATTGGGATTACTACCAGCTGCTCGCTAAGGCTTATGCCGACAAGGTGCGTGCAGGATGAGACTCACCCTCGAGCTACTACACCACCGCCTCACCGTCGCCATCGAGCACGACGAACCCAAGCCTGAGCGGCATGAGCACCCGGACTTAGACGCTCTTGTCGAACGTTCCGGTAACGACCGTGACTCCTCCGCCGAGCTGGATCATCGGCCGAGACCTATCGGGTTCCATTCGTGAGCCCGCTGACACCCCGCGACATTGGCCTGCTCACCATCGCGGAGGCCGCGCAGATCGCCGAGGTCACCCCCAGCACGATCCGGGTCTGGATTACCCGGCACAAACTGCCAACCACGCGTGCCTTAGGGCAGGTCATGCTCTCCGAGTTGGCGTTCCTCGACTGTGAGAAGGCGCGGCGCGACACGCCGGAAGGACGGGCTTGGCGGGAAAAGCGCCGCTCGGTGTAGCGTTCATTGCACGCGACTGCATTGTCGCAAACCTTTCAGGCCCGGATCGAGCACCCGCTCTCCAGGCCTTCACTTTGCCCCCGCCGCGGGAGGTCCACGATGGTTGAGACGCGCACCATCGCAGACATCGACGACTCCCTCACCCGCCTGCGCCTCATGCTGGCCCGCGCCGTGGCCGCCCCCGACCTGCCCAACGTCCGAAGGTTTTTGGAGCGCATCGACGAGCTGCTCGAGGAGCGCTGGGCACTGAGAGTGAGGTGACCTGATGGCCGTCACCCGAAGCACCTGGACCCCGCAGCTCGACCAGCAACTGCGAGACTTGCACGCCCAGGGCCTCAGCCTGCGCGAGTGCGCGACCCGGATCGGCCGCTCCCGTAGTGGTGTTGGCGACCACGCCAAAGCGTTGGGCCTGACCTGGGACCGGTCAAAGACCAAGGACGCGACCGCGGCGAGGGTTGCGGACAACCGGGCGACACGGTCCACCATCGAGGCCGGGCTGCTGGCCGACGTCCAGAGGTTGCGCGGGCAGATGTTCGCCCCGTGCAAGGCGTTCAACTTCGGCGGGAAAGACAACACCTACGCCGAGGTCGACTTGGAGCAGCCGACGTTCGTGGACCAGCTGAAGATCATGCAGGCCGCGACGATCGCGGTTGATCGGTCGTTGAAGATCGCCGTGCACGACTCCGACAGCAGCCACGATGACGCGAAGTCGATGCTGACGGGTTTGGCTGCGGCGATGGGCCTCGCGTTCCGCACACCACCTGAAACACCACCTGAAGGAGAGGCAGCACCGTGACCGCGACAAATCCGAAGTCCGAGCCCGCTTTCCAAGCGAACGTTGCGGTGCTGGCGAGCAACCTCACAATGGGAGTACCTCAGCCGGTTTGCTCGACGTGTCATCAGCCGATGAACACCCCCGGATGCTGCACCAGCCCCGAGTCCAAAGCCACCTACCCGCGCGGCTTCCACACGATCAACGGTGGTACAGGGCAGCAGTTCCTGACCCCCAGTGACTGACCTGCCCGAAGCGGTCGACGTCGCCCCCATGTCGCCCATGCAAATCCGCTCCATCGTCCAAGCCGACGCCCGAGTCAACCTCTGGACCGGGTCCATCTCCGGCGGCAAAACCGTCGCATCGTTGCTGCGCTGGCTCATCTACGTCGCCACCGCCCCACCCGGCGAGCTCGTCGTCGTCGGCCGCACCCGCCAGTCCATCGCCCGCAACGTCTTCGGACCACTCGCTGACGTGTCCCTGTTCGGCCCGCTCGCAATGCACAGCCAGTACACGGCCGGCGCGGACACCGCCAAGATCCTCGGCCGCACCATCCACATCCTCGGCGCCTCCGACGCCCGCTCCGAAATGGTCCTGCGTGGACTGACCTGCGCCGGCGCCTACGTCGACGAGCTCACCCTAGTCAACGAGGACTTCTGGGTCCAGCTCCTCGGCCGGCTGCGCGTCCCCGGTGCGCAGATCTTCGCAACCACGAACCCTGACAGTCCGGCTCACTTCGTGAAACGGCAGGTCATCGACCGGGCGGTCGAACTCGGCTACCGGGTGTTCCGGTTCCGCCTGTCCGACAACGAGCACCTCGACCCGGCCTATGTGGCGCAGATCAACCGCGAGTTCGTCGGCCTGTGGCGGCGCCGGTTCATCGACGGGGATTGGGTCATCGCCGCGGGTGCGATATTCGACATGTGGGACCCGGCCCGGCACGTCATCGCCCACGATGACATGCCCACGATGGACCGGGTGCTAGCCCTTGGGGTGGACTACGGCGACACGCACCTGACCCGCGGAATGCTGTTGGGGTTGGGCCGGGACAAAGCGGAGACGGCCCGGCTGTACGTCCTGGACGAGTGGGCGCCAGGGAACATGACCATCGGTGAGCACTCCGCGGACCTGCGGGCATGGCTGGGCAGGTTGGAGCCGCCGGCATGGCGGGCCCCGGAGTGGGTGTTCGTCGACCCGGCCGCCGCGTCGTTCAAGCATCAGCTGTTCTACGACGGCATGGGCAACGTCGCCAACGCCCTCAACGATGTCCTGTCCGGGATCCGCACCGTGTCGTCGCTGCTGGCCACCGACCGCCTGCTGGTCTCCGACCGGTGCACAAACCTGATCGACCAGATCCCGGCGTTTGTCTGGGATCCTAAGGCGACATTGCGGGGCGAAGATAAACCGGTCAAGTCGGAAGATGATGAAGTGGACGCATTACGCTATGCGGTATTTTCGACGCGGGCGTTGTGGCGGTCGCAGATTTCGCTGACAACAGCGTCAGGGACAGACGATCAGGTCGCCTGAACTGGTAGGTTGGGACCACAAAGCGGCCCCCAGATGCGCCAACACCTGAGGGCCTACCGCTCGACCTGGCTAGAGGTGAACGGCATGACCAAGGTTACTTGGCGGATCCGCTTTGACGCACAGATCCGACACGACCCACCACCCGCAGACCGTGACGTGACCGGCGACTGCTGGACGTGGACCGGGCATCTTCTCCCGAATGGCTACGGCTACTTCTGGCTCGACGGCGCCAAGGACTACGTTCACCGCACGGCCTACCGCCAGTTCGTCGGCCCCATTCCTGAGGGCCTGACGATCGACCACCTGTGCCGCAACCGTGCATGCTGCAACCCGACTCATCTCGACCCAGTGACCCAACGCGAGAACAACCTACGCAGCGCCGGGTTTGCGGCCATAAAGGCACGCCAGACGCATTGCATCCACGGCCACCCGTTCGACGAGGTCAACACCTACATCGCGCCCAACGGCACTCGTAAGTGCATGACCTGTCGCCGCAGGGTGAACAACGCTAGTTACCATCGCCGCAAGGCTGGATAACCAACCTGGGAGGAGATCCCCTCGATGCCCCTCCCCACTGGCGGACCTTGGCCCCCGAAGCCGTACGACCAAGCCCTCAGCGCAATGTCCACATGGGATGCGTGGGTGGTTGGTGATCCGGCCGGGCTGATCGCCGTCTACGGTGGATGGCAGGCACAGCAGCAGCAGGCCAGGCCGTCGCAGTACTCCGGCGGGCTTCTCGGGCTCGCGAGTCGCGCGTTCTGGGGGAAGCCGCAGGCGGGGTTGGTGGATCGCCGCCGGCACCTGCCGGTGGCCGCTGACCTGTGCAGGATGTCCTCCCAGCTGCTGTTTGCTGCGCCGCCAATGTTCACCGTCCCAGAAAAGCAAGGCAACGACGCCGCGAAGACCCGCCTTGACCGGATCGTGAACACCCCCGGCACGCACTCCGCACTGCTCGAGGGCGCGTTCTACGCCGCCGGGCTGGGCGGGGTGTATCTGCGCCTGGTCTGGGATGTTGAGGTTGCCGACCATGTGATGCTCGACATTGTTGACGCAGACCGGGCAGTCCCGGACTTCCGGTGGGGGCACCTGGTTGGGGTGACGTTCTGGGACAAGCTGACCGCACCGGGCGGGACCAGCGAGCAGGCCGTGTGGCGGCACCTCGAACGGCACGAGCCGGGGCGGATCTTGCACGGCCTGTACAAGGGCACGGACGGCAAGCTCGGCACCATGCAGCCGTTGGAGGATCACCCGGACACCGCGGGTTATGCCCTGCTCGTGGACGCTGAGGGTGCCATCGCGACCGGGGTGAAGGGTCTGACGGCGGCGTATGTGCCGAACGCGCGACCGATGCCGGCGTGGCGGACCAACGCCAAACTGTGCGACCTGGGGAAGCCCGACCTGGCCGGCGGGGTTGAGCCGTTGATGCAGGACATTGACGAGGCGTGGAGCAGCCTGATCCGTGACCTGCGGTTGGGTAAGGGCCGACTGGTGGTCCCGGAGTACATGCTGACCAACCTTGGCGCAGGCATGGGTGCCGCGTTCGACGCGGACCAGGAGATTTTTACGCCGTTGTCGATGCCCCCGAGCGACATGAACGTGAAGCAGATCAGCGCGGAGCAGTTCGACATTCGTGTCGAGGAGCACCTTGGGGTGATCAACGCGGCGTTGCGTGAGGTGCTGCGTGCGACGGGCTACTCCCCGTTGACGTTCGGGATGCCTGATGAGGTTGCGGCCACAGCCACAGAGATCCACTCCCGGGAGAAGGACTCCTTGCAGACTCGCGGGTCGAAGATCCGGCACTGGTCTGCGGCGTTGGGGCCGTTGGTCACGACGTTGCTGCAGCTGGACGCGTTGGTGTTCCGCAGTGGGGCTGCGGTGTCGGAGGATGTTGACCTGTCGTGGCCTGATGGTGCGCGTGAGCCGTTGCTGGTGCGTTCCCAGTCGGTGCAGGCCATGGCGCTCGCTCAGGCAGCGTCGACGGAGACGCGGGTGCGGATCATGCAGCCTGACCTTGATGCCGCGGATGTGGCGAAAGAGGCGGATCTGA